ACGGCGCAGAGCCTCTCAAAGGCTCACCGCGAGCCCCTTAGGGGCGTAGCTCGCGGGGTGCTAGTAGCTATTGGGATAGCTCTATGCATTATGCCTGATGCAGGTGGATCTAAACCAATGCAATATGTAAGCTACAAAGAATATGCATTACATCTATTACATTATGATTATAAGCAATATAGATGCTTAGCAAAGCTCTATGGTAAAGAGAGTGCATGGAATCCTAAAGCAGTTAATGGATCTCATTATGGTATTCCTCAAGGAAAGAGTGAATGGCTTAAAGACCAAGATGGTTATACTCAGGTACGATGGGGCTTGTCTTATATCTACAATAGGCACTCCACACCATGTAAGGCTTATGATCATTGGAAGGCTAAGGGATGGCATTAGACAAGCTGAACTCTCGTAGGTATAGAGAGCAGCGTGAACGCGTGTTCAAGCGCGATGGTCGCTTCTGCCAGATTTGTGGAACAGATGAGGGCGAGATGCACATCGACCATGTAATCCCACGCAAGGTGGGTGGCGATCATAGCCTTGAGAATCTAAGGGTGCTGTGCAAGTCATGCAACCTGCGCAAGGGTGCGCTCAATGATGGTGTTTTTTTAGCACAGACGGCTACCCCCCCTGTCTTTCTCGACTATATCTCCCCGATGCAGTCCGAACCGATGCTGGACAGTCCTTTTAAGACCCGACCCAGTCCAGACCAATGACAACTAAGCCCAGAAAGTCCAAAGCCCTACGAGGGGCAACTAAGCCACGGCTTCACAGTCCACTTCTGAAGGGCGAAAACAAGCTGCAAGATGTAAAAGATCTATGCGACATCGTCAAGATGCCACTTATGCCATGGCAAGAGTTCGTGTTGAAGGACATGCTTACTGTGGACAAGAAAGGCATGTGGATACGCAAGACAAACCTAATTTTGGTAGCACGACAGAATGGCAAGACCCATTTAGCCAGAATGCTGATACTGGCTCACCTCATCAAGTGGAATACCAATGTGCTTATCATGTCTTCTAACAGAAGCATGGCACTAGACACCTTCCGACAAGTGACACACCTATTGGAGACCAATGACCACCTTAAAGGATTCGTCAAACAAATCAGACACGCTAACGGAACTGAGAGCATTGAAATGCTATCTGGAGCAAGGCTTGATGTCGTTGCAGCAACTAGAGATGGCAGTCGAGGCAGAAGTGTCAATGGATTGCTCTACATCGATGAGGTCCGAGAGATCACAGAAGATGGATTTAGAGCTGCTACTCCAACGACTAGAGCGCACCCAAACTCTCAGACATTACTCACAAGTAATGCTGGAGATGCGTTCTCAACTGTACTCAATGACTTACGAGAGCGCGCCATAGATTATCCGCCTAAGTCCTTTGGGTTTTACGAGTATTCTGCACCTCAATACTGCAAGATAACTGACCGCGATGCATGGGCTTTGGCTAACCCCTCTTTGGGATACACCATCACAGAAGAAGCGATTGAAGAAGCGATTGCTACTTCGCCGATTGAAAACACGCGTACTGAGACTCTTTGCCAATGGATCGACTCACTAAGTAGCCCTTGGCCTCACGGAGTTTTAGAGGACACATCCGATAGCACACTCGAAATGGCTGCTGGGGCTTATACTGTATTCGGTTTCGATGTCAGTCCGTCACGCAGGAACGGATCATTGGTCGCAGGACAACTTCTCCCAGATGGGCGGATTGGCATCGGGATTCTGGAGACTTACAGCTCGCAGGTTGCCATCGATGAGCTAAAGATGGCAGCAAGTATAAAGGCTTGGTGCGACATGTATAAGCCACGCCTAGTCTGTTTTGACAAATACGCCACACAGACGATTGCAGATCGCTTGGCTAATGCTGGAGTTATGGTCGAAGATGTCTCAGGCCAACAATTCTACAAAGCATGTGGGGATCTTTTAGAAGGTCTAGTTAATGCTCGCGTAGTTCATAACGGGCAAGCGGAATTGATCCAGCAAATGAATAACTGCGCAGCTAAGGTCAATGATTCGGCTTGGCGCATCATCAAGAGGAAGTCGGCTGGAGATATCTCAGCACCTATTGGCTTAGCAATGGTCGTGAGCAAGTTAATGATCCCTCAGCCTAAGCCACAGATTTACACTTAGACACACCCTATGTAATATGTCAAATGCTTGACATGTGCTACCATTTATGTCTATGGGTAAATTATTGCAAGCCTTTGGTCTAGAATCTAAGCCTTTAGTTCAGGCGCAAGCTGCACCTCAGGTGCTTGGCGAGTATTCACCTTATGCAATGCCGTTTCAGACTGCATACATCGGCAGAACAGAAGCAATGTCTGTCCCAGCTCTTATGCGTTGCCGCAATTTACTTGCTGGCACAATCGGTGCGATTCCTTTAGAGCTTTACAAAAAATCTACCAATGAAGAATTAGGTTCACCTGCTTGGTTAGAGCAACCTTCTTACTCACAGCCACGATCAGTAACGATTGCATGGACTGTCGATTCATTACTTCTATACGGGCAAGCCTTCTGGAAAGTTGTCGAAGTTTATCAGGAAGATGGACGCCCATCTCGCTTTGAATGGATCGCTAACAACCGAGTAACGATTACTCTAGATAGCACTAATACTTTCGTTCGATCTTATGCAGTAGATGGCACAACATTACCAATGGATGGACTTGGTTCTTTGGTCACATTCCAATCATTAAGTGATGGCATCTTAAACACAGGTGCTTCAACAATTCGCGCAGCCATCGATGTACAAAAAGCAGCAGCAATCGCAGCAGCTACTCCAATGGCAACTGGCTATATTAAAAACACAGGCGCAGATTTAGATCCTAAAGAAGTTTCAGGATTACTTGCTGCATGGCGTAATGCTCGCAACAATCGCTCAACTGCATATTTAACTTCTACACTTGAATACACTCCAGTTTCATTTTCACCTAAAGACATGATGTATGGAGAAGCGATTTTTAATCTCGCTACCGAAATAGCAAGATTGTGCAATGTTCCTGCTTACTATGTTTCAGCAGATCAAAATAACTCTATGACTTATGCAAATGTGCAAGATGAGCGTAAGCAATTCTTGACACTATCTTTACAGCCATTTATTACAGCGATTGAAGATCGCCTGTCAATGGATGACATTACAGCCCGTGGCAATGTAGTGAAGTTCGATATTGATAAGAACTTCTTGCGTACAGATCCACTTCAAGAATTGGCAGTCATTGAAAAACTGCTAACGCTTAACCTGATTACCCCAGAGCAAGCGATGGAAATGACCGATCTAACACCTAACGGAAATAATGGTCTAGTATGAATCAAGTAATTACATTCTCAGCTGATCTCACAGCAGATTCAGCAAGCCGCACAATTTCAGGCAAGATTGTGCCTCTCAATGTTGAAGCAGGATCTACAAATATGGGCAAGGTTATTTTTGCCTCTGGATCTATCGAGATTGCAGATCCTAAGTCAGTTAAACTTCTAAGCCAGCATGACACAAAGAAGCCTTTAGGTCGCATGGTTTCTTTTAGCGAATCAGAAGATGCAATTCACGCAGTCTTTTCTGTAAGTCGCTCACAGCGCGGTACAGAAGCTTTAATTCTTGCTGAGGAAGGGCTACAAAGTGGTCTTAGCATTGGCGCAGAAGTCCTTAAATCAAAAATCAAAGATGGAATTACTTATGTATCTAGCGCAAGGCTCGTAGAAACCAGCCTTGTCACCGAGCCCGCATTTAAGTCGGCTCAAGTCACTGATATTGCGGCAGAAGAATCTGTCGTAGAAGAAGAAACCCAACCAACAGAAAGCGAGACAGCCATCGTGGAAGAAACCACTTCAGCAGTCGAAGCAACACCAGTTGAAGCACCAGCGGTCGAAGCTGCTCGCCCAACTGTATCAGCAGCATATTACACAAAGCCACGAATTGAAATTACAGCGGCTAAGTATGCTGAAAACACAATCCGTGCAGCACTAGGTGACGAGTCAGCTCGTCAATACCTATTAGCGGCAGACAACACAACAGATAACGCAGGTCTAGTACCAACACGCCAACTATCTGAAATCATCAACCCATTGGGTACAACAATCCGCCCATCAATCGATGCTATCTCTCGCGGTACATTGCCAGATGCAGGTATGACATTCGAGATCCCAAAGATCACACAGATGCCAACAGTCGGTGAAGTTGCAGAAGATGCAGCATTCACAGAGCAAGATCAGAACTCAGCGTTCTTGTCAGTATCAGTTAAGAAGTACGCTGGACAGCAGACATTCTCTGTTGAACTTCTAGATCGTACATCTCCAGCATTCTTTGATGAGCTAGTACGCAACATGGCAGCAGCTTACGCAAAGACAACAAACGCAGCAGTTAATGCAGCGTTGATCTCAGGTGCATCACTAGATGCAACTACAACAGTTACATACCCAACAGCAGCAGAATTGCTAGGTGTTGTAGCTCGTGG